ATGGGCTTGAATAATTTGAAAGTCCTGTTTTCAGATTCCCCAGAAAAGTTTGAAATATTGAAACGAGGTGTGGAATGATGATTTTACCTAAAGACTATACTGCACAGGAAAATATAATTGCAGAATGTTTATCCGAATTAGGTTTACGGTATGAGCAACAAGCTGATTTTGCACCATATACCCCTGATTTTTTTATTCCAGAAATCAGTATGATTATTGAAGCTGATGGTAAATATGGACATCTTAGAAAACGGGATGTCAAACGAGATATGGCCTTGATTAAACATGAGGATGTTGAGTATATTTTACATATTCGGGACTTTTCAAAAAAACAAATTTGGAAACAATTATTGAAAGCTATGGCGAAATTACCAACTTTATAATATTGGAGAGTGTATAATGGCAGGGGTTAAACAAATTAAAAAGCAACATGTTCTTGACAAAGGTGTTCAGTTAGAAGACCAAGATGAGTGGCTTATTAAAGCCTTGGACGATCATTTAACAGGAACTCAACGTTCTCCTCGTACCGGAGTGTTCTACCCTTCGGCATTGGGAAGTAAATGTGATGCCCATCTTTTTCTTGCGTACAACGGTTTAATACCATCTACTACATTACCGGCGATTACCCGCCGTATTTTCGATGTCGGAAATTCATTAGAACTTAGAATGGAGAATTATTTCCAACGAATGGGCATTCTGTTAGATAGGGAGAAAGTTTTAAAATTTGATAATCCTCCTATTTCTGGTCGTTGTGACTTTATCTTAGCCCATGGAGAAGACGGGCGAATTATTTTAGAATTGAAATCTACTAATAATCGCACTTTTGGAACCTTACGGTTAGCTCCTAAATACGATCATCAAGTCCAATTACAAATCTATCTCAATTTATCGGGTATAGATCACGGGGTGGTTCTTTATGAGAATAAAGATAATCAGAAATTAAAAGCTTTCAAACTAGCACGAAGTGACGAACAGTGGAATTTTATTTTAGATAGGTGTTTCAAAATTATGGGAATGACGAAACTTCCGAAAACATGTAAAGGGCCTAAATGGTGTCCTTGCAGGAGTGTACCTAGATGAGGATTGATTCTAATGATACAAAATGGACTCCAATGAAAGCGTTGGGAAAAGCCGAGCGTGTTATAGATGAATTGGGTGTTCCTAATATTAAAATGTCTATGGATGAACCTGAAGAATTAGAATTTTCAAATCTTATGAATGCCGAAAATTCTAAGCTAGAAAATTTTTTAATGTTCTATGGGGGATATAAAGCGTATCTAGAATCTCAAGTAGCAGATTGTGATGCAAAAAAGAGTGCCTTGGAAGCTGCCTTTGACGAAGGGTTAGCAACAGTTGCTTTTAAATTGAATAAGGAACGAGAGTCTGTAGGTAAAAAGAAAGCTACTAAAGACGAAATTCGAGGTGAGGCTTTGGCTACATACGATCAATTACGAGAATTGAGGCGAGAAGTTATTGAAGAGGAAACAATCTACAAAAAATTATCCGGACTATTAAATGCTTATAAAGCTGCATATGATTCGGTAAGTCGTATAGTTGCATTGCGAACATATGGGACACGGACACAAGAATGACTTCGACAAAATGGCCTGAAGAGTTTCAAATTTTCATGGGATTGGATTGTTCATCTAAAGCTATTCATAGTATTGTCTTAAATCTAGACGAAACTATTCTTACATCTCATAAGTGGGCTAGTAATAAGAAAACTTTTACTGAAAGATTCCCCCTTTTATTGAAGGATTTTTGGGAAGACATCAGTAGAATGAAAGTAACACTAACATCTAAGCAGCAGATTTTTGCCACGGTTGAAGAATCCATCCATATTCAAAATCCCCGTACCACTGTTCAGTTAGCCAGTGTTGTCGGATGTGTTAAATTTGGATGTTATTATAATGGTTTACATTTAACTGGGGTTAATAATCGACATTGGAAGAAAACTGTTTTGGGAAATGGAAATGCCTCGAAACAGGATATTATGAAGTTTGCTGTAGAGAAATGGGGAGACGTTTTTGAAGAACAGGATTTTGCTGACGCCGCTTGTATAGCGTTATGGGGAGTTCAAAATTTTAAATCACGGGAGGTTACCAGTGAGAAAAAAGAATGAGGGACAGATTAGAATTAGTTTTAATGATCCAGCACCATCGAAGTCGTTAGAATACAAAGACACTTTTCCGGATTCGTTACCAACTATGGAAGATGTAAAGAAAGAATTTGGTACACTTGTTTGGTGTAAATTTACTAAGTGTCAATGGAATAAGCATGTCGAAGGTTTACAGAGAACCCAGACAACTATTTTAAAGAATAGGACATATGTTCCACTAAATGAACAAGAAGCCATATGGCCTGGAATTTGTACGAGAGGGGAAATTGGAATCACGTATACTGAGATTCGTAGTGCGACGGGAAATAAAGTTAAAGTTCCTTCCTGTTTTTCTTCTTCTACAGGTATAACTGGACATATGGATTTTTCTCAGTTATTGCAATCTGATGGGTCTGCATTGGGGGGAAATATTGATTCTCAGAATACCTATGATGCAGGACAATTTGGAATCCCTTCTGGGTTTACACCCGGTAGAGAAAGAATTGTGACGTATGGTGGGGCTGAGAGTAAGAACAGACCTGTTAAAGAGTATGATGTGTAAATATGCCTAAAGTTATACCGGACAAAGTACGTTTTCGCGCTATGGAAATGTTCTTACAGGGGAACACACCAGCAAATAAAATTGCTGAAAATGTGTCGATAGAGTTTGATATTGATGTGAAAACACCGACGATATATGCGTGGGTTAAGAGATTTAATTGGAAGGCTCGAAAGACTGAAGTCGAACAACAAGGTATTGTTAAAATACAAGAATCAGAAAGTCAACGTTTTGCAAAATTACAGGCAGAACACTTAACTGAATATGAGGAAATGCGTCATAAGGCCAGTCATGAATTAAATGGGTTGGTTTTTGATCGGGCTGCTGATGCAGCAAAAATACTTGATTTAAGTATTCAGGGAGAGCGCACAGTTATGGAGGGAATGATTAACATTCAGTTTATACAGGATGTCTTGAGTGTTCTTTTAGAGGAAATAGATGATCCAGAACTTATTGATAAGATCGCGAATCGTTTGAAAATTATGGCCCAGCAGGAGAGACGATGACAGCTTCTGAAGTAACTACATATCAAGATGCTTTTGCCAGACTCGCTGACGATTTAACGCAAGATCACAAGATACAAGTCGGCAGTTTTTGGGAATTTATTCGTGATATATGGTCATTAAGTTTTGAACATCCCGAATATTTTAAGGCATGGCACATAGGAGTTATTGCTGAAGATATTGAGGGATGTTTAGAGGATGGGTTAAACTATTGTGCTGTGCTTCCTAGATTCCATTTTAAATCTACGGTTTTAGGTCATGCCTTTAGTATTTGGAGATTGCTCAAGGCAAAACGTGATTGCTCAGTTTTATATTTATCATACAGTGACGGGATGTCTCAGTATCATTTAGCTGAAATTAATAGGGCAGTTCGGCGCAATCCTGTTCTCAGTGAATTGCTAACAAATCGTTCTCCTAAAGCAGATTTTTCATTTAGGTATCGAGCTAATAAACATGATGTAGAAATTATGCATGGTGGATTATTCTCGTTCAAACGTGGTATGCATGTTAATGGCGCATTAATTGCAGACGATGTATTGCGTGATCCAGATAACCCCCTTAATGCAGGACAGATAAATAAAGTTGAAGATCATTTTATGACAGAATCTATGTTCATTCCTTTACGTGGTGTACCTGTAATTGTCTTGGGAACCCCAATGATGCCCGGTGATTTATTAGCGAAGCTACAAGATGATGAACGTTTCAGGTCACGAGTATTACCAGCCCTTGATCCTACTCCAACAAGACAAGTTTTAATGCCTGAATTATATGATGAGAAGTGGCTGAAGGCACAACAAGCGGCTCGTCCGAAATCCTTTGCCTCTGAGTTTATGTTGATTCCCCATTTTTCAACCGAATCTTATTTTGAGGATGAAGATATTAGCAAATGCGAAGACAGTACTTTACGTTCATTTCCTGCTTCAAAGAAATATGAGGGTATCGAAGACGAACAATTATTCGCAGGCTTCGATGTCGGTAAGAAAAGACATCCTTCTCACTTAGTTATTTTCAGACGACGGGGGAATAGATTAGAACAGATTCATCAATCTTGGTTAGACGGGTGGAGCTATTCAGATCAAATAGAATTTCTTAATGAGATAGCTGAAAACTTCAACCTACATAAAGGATATATAGATAATACACGCGGAGAGTTAGAAGATCGCGGCTTGGATCATAAATGGTGGCCTATGTCCTTTACAGTAAGAAGTAAAAACACAATGGCCCAAATTTTTGAACAGTATGTTCATTCAGATCGTTTACGATTAATACGAGATGAACGACAACGCCAGCAAATTCTTTCCGTTAATAATGAATTAAAAGCTCCTGTAACTCCTTTAGGTCACGGGGATGCTTTTTTCTCAATTGCGATGGCTTTACAAGCAGCACATGAAACAGAAGCATATCAAGTTGTTCACTTAGGAGATTTACAAGAATGGGTAGATGATATTAGTCCCGTTAGTGATGAAATGGAGGATGCCCAGTTTCAGCGAAAAGTTGACGAACAGAAGAAGACTGATCCTATAAATCAAGAACGCACATTACTTGACCATAAACCTACATTAGATTATACTGCTACCGTGAATGTAAATTTGGGGATGATGGACACCCCAAATCCTGCCTGTACCGAAGAATTTTGTCGTCCATCATTTTGGGTTCCCCGAAAGAAACTTTGTATTTATTGCGGTTTTAGAGGATAGGAGAATTTTATGCTTGTTACTGCCACTTCCCAGAGTACCTTTGTCCCTCAAGCAGAGATAATAGCGAAACAACGTTATTATTTACGAGATGAGGCTAATGATATTCTTGAAGATTCGACTGATTTATTCCAACGAGTAGCACAAGCTATTGCGGCAGTTGAGGATGATTTTTTTACATTATCGGTAGAGAAACATTTAGTGGAACAAGACTTTTATTCTATTATGTCTTCCCATACATTTCTCCCAAATTCTCCTACACTGATGAATGCGGGAACTAAACAGGGAACTTTATCTGCGTGTTTTGTATTACCCTTAGAAGATTCAATGGAAAGTATTATGAAAGCCGCGACAGATTCTGCAATGGTACAAAAATTTGGTGGCGGTACTGGGTTCTCATTATCAAAGATGCGTCCAAAAGGGGATCATATTAAAACAACCCATGGAATTGCTTGTGGCCCTATTGAAGTATTAAAAACTCTTTCTAGAATTTCCTCTATGATCACACA